AACGCCAGTGACAGCGGCTCACCCAGCAGCACATCTAATCCGCGGCCTATGGAGTCGCCGGTGTCCTCGATTGCTTGATTGACCTCCGCAACTGCTCCAGACGCCTTTTTCAGTGTCGACGAGATGCGCTTTAGCAGAGCTGCCACGCGGTTTTTGAACGATGCTTTATCCATGGCATTGGATAGATTAACCTTCTCCGAGAAGTCCACCGCAGACGCTTGTATGAGGCTTTCGAACGACTGCGGCAATCCGCCACTCTCGCCGATTTGCAAACCAGTTGTCTCATAAAACTCGACGCCGAAGATGACTTGTCCAGCAGCTTCCACGAGACGGTCACTGCGCCGGACCTCCCCAACGGGCACCACATGAACCTCGTTGCTGATGGGATGAGATAGGACTCCAACACCGTCCTCGAGCACGGCCGACAAAAACGCATCGGCTTTCCGGTCGTAGTCGTCTCCGGAGATGTAGCATGCCATCGGTAAACGGCCGCTGGTGTGACCATTCGGCTGTACGTAGGTTCCGTTCCCAACGGCGGATTCGAAGACAGCCGCCTTTTTGAGATAGGAACTATCGATATCCATGTAGTCAAAGTAGACTATCTGGCCACTTGGACTTTTGTACTTGCCGCGCTGTAGGTTGCGGAGACTCATAGCGGCGCGGCCCCCGTTCTCAACAGTCGTAGATTGCGGCTCTTGCCTTTGGTGACCTTGGCCCGGCCGGTTTCGTCTTTGATGGTGACTTCTACCTGTTCATTGCTTGTGGATACCGTTTCTGTTTTTGCCAGTGAAACCGATGGTCTTACGACGCTCGGCAAAACTGACGCAGCAACGGAGCTTGCACCACGTGATGCACTGACAGATTTCGGTACGCTGGACCGCTCATATGTATTGTCTCTCCAATTCCAGGCAATCTTGATCCCCTTCAGTATCGGATCAAGTAGCTCCTTAATGGATTCTAGAACGTCCAGGGCGACACTTTTAAATCTATCCCATATTCTCATCAGCTTATTTCCCGCACCTTCCCAGTTACCGGTAAACAAGTCGATGAACACGCCGACGTAGTCTTTCAGGGTGTCGAAAGCGAACTCAGCAACGGACTTTATTTTTGACCACATGGACTCCCATATAGAAATTACTGCAGACTTTATGAATTTCCATGCTGCGACGATGTACTCTTTCGGATTAGTAAAGAAATCCTTTACCTTGGCTGCCATCACCTGGAATTTCTTGATGATATTCACCGTGATTTTGATCAGTTCCTTGCGGAATACAATGATGGCTGCGACAGCTGCCGTTGTTGCGATTACGACCAGCGCTATTGGATTCATCGCCGCGATTGCGTTGAATACAGTCATGGCCGTACTGGCAACTTTCACCGCGGTCGCGATACCGTAGAATACACCGATGCCGATGGCGATCTTTTTTCCGTAGTCGATGATTTTGTCGAAATTATCAACAAGCCACGAAAGGCCGCTCTTCAGCTTTGAACTAATGATGTCACGATTGGCCACCGCCCACTTTCTGGCAATATTGACCCCCTCCGTCATCAGCGGCATGAGCGGGGACAGGACGTCAACCATGAAGCCTGACACAGTGAGTTTCGCCCGATGCATCATGTCGTTATAGGCTTCTGCCTTGTCTGCCTGCTCAGCGGTCACAATTCCGTTTTCGCGCATCTCTGCACGTAGCTTACTAAGCTGCTCGGTTGTATTTCCGGCGATCAATGCGAAATTCGTAACGCCAAATGCAGCATCTGCGAGCATAGATTTGTCAGCTGCAGTCTTCGCGTTCTGTATCGCGGCAATCATCAAATCCATAGCCTCAGCTGAGTCTGTTGTTTTCTTCAGCACTTTGGCCAGGGGCCTATCTGTCTTCTTGAGAGCGGTTGCCAATGGACCGAATCCGCCGCGGAGTTTACCTATGCGCTTCGTGAACGTGTTCAATCCTTTGTCGAACTTTTTCAGATCAAGGCCTGATTGTTTCGCAACAAAAGCCCATTCCTGATATTCCTCAATCGGAAACTCAATCGCACGCGCTTTTTTTGCGAGAACATCCATGGATTGAGCAGCTCTGTTGACAGCCAAAAATAATCCAGTAGCCGCTGCCGTCGCCGTGGCGAAACCGTATTTCAATCCGCGGGTGACTGCACCGGTAACCTTGGACACTGCCCTGTTCACTTTGCGCATGCCCATGGCCACCTTCGAAGTGAAGCGCATGATCTTTGATTGGATCTTGCCGACTACACGGGTTGACTTGTCAACCGTTTTAAATGTCGTCTTCGCTTCAAAATTTGCGCTCCTGGGCATAGGTCACTTCCTCGGTTTCGTGTCTTCTTTCAGTTGTCCTCTGATCGCATCGTAAAATGCCTCAATTTTGATATCAGATAGAGATCTGTGGTCCGGCAAGCTGTTGTATGACATGCAGATCTGAAAATACATCGCACGTATGACGTTGTATCGTGTGTGCATTGCGTTTCCGTGTTTATCTGGCCATAATTTCGCATTGCTACCATCTCTCACCAGCAGTGGACCGCTGATCTCTGTAATTAAAAAAGCTCGGCAACCGCCTGAATTTGGTCGAGCTCGCGCTCTTTCAGTTTTCGCAAATGCCCAACGGGCCTGCCGACGACACTTGCAATCCATGCCAGTGTTCCGGTGGCAGGCTTATCCGGATACCTGTCAAGCACGCACCTGTCTTCCCCGGTTGGCTCCCTTGAGAATTTCACCTCTTGTATAAACTCATATCCTTCCAGTTTGACGGTGGGCCATCCTTCATCGTCCACAATAATGGAGCCTGTTCGGACACCATGGATGAACGTTGCGCGACTTTTGAGAAACCTCTTCTCGTCAGTGTCTGATCCGAAGTCCCCTGTTCGAATCTGTGCGGCTTCAGCAAACCGCACGAATTCGTGTTCCGCCATTTCTTTATCAACTTTTTCGATCATTGACTTGCCTTTCAAAAAATGCCCCGGCCTTTATGACGCCAAGGCAAGTAAGCGCCGGCCGGGACAGAAGTAGCCTTTATCAGTCCAAGCGCATTGTTTCTGCTGAGACGTCGAACGTCGCCTTTGCGTTCACCTCATCGAACTCGATTTCTCCTTCGATGTTTCCGATACCTGACGCAATAGATCCATTGGTCCATTCGTGCCAAAAGTCCTGATCATCGCCAGCTTGGATATCGACGAGAAACTGTTTGTCTTTTCGATTGTTGTCGATCTGAATCTCAACGCCAGTTACCCCTTGTATGGCGGGCTTTTTTGATACGCGGGTAGTCTTGTTGCCGTTCTTGAGTCTCTCATTTGTTACGCTTGAAAGCTGGAGACGCGTATCGCCATCTCCAGTGCAAGCAAAAGTGCGGCCACCAATGCTAAATTCTTTTCCGGGACCTCCAATTGCACCCATGACTAACCTCCAAAGCTCGGCCCGGTAGCGTAATCAATGGAGATCACCTTTGCGTTTCCAGATACCGGGGCGACGCATCTAATGTTCACACGATTCGGGTTGGCTCCATCGATGGCCACCGTACTGTTTTCCTTGGCATACTCTCTTTCGGTGGTAATGGCTGCATCCGCTGTACGGTCGATAACCCCGTAGAGAAAACCCTTGATAGTTTTGGGCTTGAGAGCATTCGGATTGTTGGAGGTTTCGTTGTCTCCAATAATTGGCCGCCCAGGAATATTGTTCTCCTCCACCATGATATCCAGTTCATGGACCACGACCGCGTGCTTTGCCTGAGTGACCACGTACTGATAAATCGGATTCGTCTCCCCGGTTGGGTGGTAGCACGTAACCACGTCTTCTAGTGTCAAAACACCGTCGCGGAGCTTGACTGTAGAGCATCCCGCCTTAATGGCGGCATCCCGCATCGAGCTGTCCCACTGCTGCGCGTCTGTCCCTGGGGTGATACCGGTCAGCGGTAACCGGTTGTACGCCATCGCCGGATCCGCGTTGTCCTGAACTGCAATCTCTCTCACCGCTTCGGCTGCGATGACAAACGGCAGGTTGTGAGATCCCGGCGCCGGGATGATTGAGTTTACACGGTCAGTGGCCCGGGCGTCCGTGACGGTGGTAACCGTTGTTAGGTCGGCTTCGTTCGTGCCCGTAAACACGTCTAGAGGCTTGTGCACCTCTGGAGCGCGCCGCCCTCCTTTGCCATTCGTTCCCTGTCCGAACACCATGTACTCATCCAGCTCGGCGTCATCGGTGTATTCCAGCGGATTGATAATGTGGGTAATCCACTGCTCGCCGATCTGTGCCAGTGCTGCCGAGATGTCCGGGACACCGGTTCCACCGGTGGGTTGTACAATTGCCCAAGAAATCTCACTGTCGTCCTGATACTCGACTACCTCAAGATGGACGCTGTTACCGCTGGTTCCTTCCCACTTCACCTCGGCGTTTGCAACACCGGT